GGGGCATCCGCATGAACCCCGTCATCGAGATGATCGCGCGCACCTGCCATGAGGTGAACCGCGCCTATTGCATCGGCCTGGGCGACCTGAGCCAGCTGCCCTGGGACCAGGCACCCGACTGGCAGCGCGAGAGTGTGCGCAACGGCGTGCGTTTCCATATCGCCAACCCTGGGTCGAGCCCTGCCGCCAGTCACGAGAACTGGCTGAAGGAGAAGATCGAGCAAGGCTGGGTCTATGGACCGGTGAAGGATGCCGAGGCCAAGACGCATCCCTGCTGCCTGCCCTATGAGGATCTGCCCGAGGCGCAGAAGACCAAGGATCGGCTGTTCATCGCCGTGGTGGGGAGCCTGAAATGAGCACCATCGTCTACCGTGATGGCATCCTGGCGGCCGATACCCGCGCCTTCTCGGGCAGCAAGGCGCCGATCGGCAACAAGCGCAAGATCTTCAAGGTCCGGCTCTCCGACGGCAGCTACACGAGCTTTGGCGTCTCGACGGCGCATCCGGGGCTCTCGGAAGAGATCCGCGACTGGTTTGCCAGCGAGAAGGTGCATGATGCCGAGCCGGTGCTGGCGGGCCGGGAGTTCGATGCCCTCGAGATCACCAGCGGGGGCGAGGTCTTTTTCTACAAGGACAGCTTCGCCCCGACCGGCCCGCTCGATGCCGACTACTATGCCATCGGTTCCGGCGCGGAATATGCGCTTGGCGCGTTCTCGATGGGTGCGGATGCGCTCACCGCGATCCAGATCGCGGGCGAGCATGACGTGTGGACCGGCGGCAGCGTGCAGCGCATCCTGACCGGCCCCGAAGACGAAACCCCGAAGAAATCGACCTGATGGAGATGGAAATGAAGCAGAAGAGTGATCCCGCAAGCCAGTTCAGCATCTTTGCCTCCCTGTTGGGTCTGGGGGTGCTCCTGGCGCTTCTGACCGCCCGGCACCAGGGCATCGTGCCCTGAGCCCACAGCACGGGCTTCGAGACGGGAAGGGGCGGTCACCCGCCCCTTCGTCAATTCTGGCGCTTGTAGAGGTCGTAGCAGCGCATCAGCAGCTCCCGCATGGGAATGCCCTCCTGCACGGCGCGCATCTTGAACTCGGTATGCCAGTCCTGCGGCATGTTGAAGGTCATGCCGACCAGACGCTCCTCCTTGAAATTCTCCGACGGCGTGCTGACCTCGGGCGTGGTCTCCTTCAGGGCGGTCACCGAGGCGGGTTTCTTCACGTTGAACGGGTTCGACATCGCTCACTCCATGGCGGCGGCGCCGGCGATCTCGACGGCCAGCGCGTTCGTGGTTGCGGACAGGTTGGTCATGTTGCCCATCACCGCGCTCTTCACCTCGCCGACCGAATAGCCGGCGGTGTGGCAGCGGATGAAGGCGTCCCGGTAGGGCAGGGTGGTCGGGGCGACCCGGAACTCGCCGCCGATGAAGTCAAGACTGTCCTGCACCAGGAGCTTGTTCTCGGTGACCCGGTTGATCACGAAGAGGATGCGCTCGCGCGGCACGCCCTTGGCGACCAGCTCGCGGGCGAAGCGCAGCTGCGGCACGAGGTCATCCACCGTCACCGAGGTCGGCACCACCACCAGATCGGCCTCGCGGGCGATCGAGAGCGTCACTTCGGGCGAGTCCGGCCGGCCGTCGGCCACGATCACGTCGAAGCGACGGTCGCCGCGCATCCGGTTGGCCTGGGTCACGACCTCGGCGTGGATCTCCGGGGTGATTTTCGCGCTCTGGCGCTGCCGGGACCAGAAGGTCGAGGTCTCCTGCGCGCCGTTGAAATCCATGATGCCCACGCGCTGATCATGGGCGGCATAGGCTGTCGCGATGAGCCGGGCGAGGGTGGATTTCCCGACCCCGCCCTTCTGCGACAGACATGCGATGATGAGGTCTGCCATGTTCCTGCCTCTAGCTAACCGGCTATCTGTTCATGTAGCCGGTTAGCTAGTCATAGGCGGATCTCAGACCGGAGTAAACGCGGAATGGTCGAAGACCTCCTCGGCGAGGGACTCGGGGATGCGCGCGCACGGCACCGAGATCCGCAGAATGGACGCACCGTCCTGCGGATCCATGTCCAGCGAGGTCTTCGCGCCAGGCAGGGCGAGCAGGGCTTTGTGGCGACCTTTGACCAGATGCGCGAGATCGGCGCTGGTGACATTGCCGAAGCGGCGCATGAGGTCGCTTTGCGCTATCGGTTCGATCCGCACATGCGCCCGGAAGATCTCGACCGGGATGCGCAGCGTGTGGAAGTTGGGGCTGATGGCGGACCCGAACTCGGAAAAGTCGGGCATGGACGCATCGACCTGATTGAGAACCAGCTCGCGGCAGCCCGGCGCAGGAAGGGGCGTGTCGTAGAAGCCGATCAGAGTGTCTGAGGTGTCGAAACAGGCAAGCATGGCGGCCCCGCTTTGGTAAGTATGTGCTTACTTATTCTGCGGGCAGCGGGGAAAGACGCATGGGATGGGCCTGAAACGACGAACCCCTCGAAGATTTCTCTTCGAGGGGTTGCCGAACAGAAGGAGGCACGATCAGACGAAGGCACCGGAACAACCAAGGTAGGTCGGGGAGGAACCCTTGGTCGGTGCATCATTGATAAGTAAGCACTTACTCACTTGCAAGCGAAAAATGCAGGCCGGGTCAAAAATTCGCATTCAGGCCGCCTGGGCAGCCGGCGCGAAGCGGAACCAGGGGAACTCCTCCTCATCGGTCAGCACACCCTCGACGAAGCCGGGGGTCAGCCGGACGATGGTCTCGCGCTGCTTGGCGTGCTCCCAGAGGGTGTGATTGCTGTTGCAGGAGTAGTCGGCGATGAAGGCGATGTTGGCCCCGCTCTTCTTCGAGCGCAGGCCGCGGCCGATGCGCTGGCGCAGCGCCACCTCGGCCTTGCCGCCACCGGCGAGCTGCACCAGACCGATTGCCGGCACGTCCACCCCGACATCGAGGATGGTGGTGCCGATGATGCCGTCGATCTCGCCGCGCACCAGCTTGCCGAGATAGGTGCGGCGCTCCTCCTGGTCGTTTTCGCCCTTCAGGAAAACGAAATTCAGGCCATTTGCAGCGTAAGCGCGCTGAATGGCCTCGCCATGCGCCTTGCGCAGGACGAGCGTGAGCGTCGGCAGTCGATGTGCCTTGGCCTGAAGCGCGTCGGCGATCATCAGCCGCAGCATGGCGTCGTTCTCGATATAGCCGAGGGTGTAGGCGCGCTCATAGGGCGAGGTGCGGTGCAGCTTCGGATGCGGCGGGGCATCGCGGAACTTGAAAAAGGGCTTGGCGAGAATGCCGCGCTCGATGAGCAGGCTCTCGGGAATGTCGATCAGCACCGGGCCGAAGGCTGCCATCAGACGCATGTTGTCTTCGGCCGAGGACCGCATGAAGGGCGTGGCGGTCAGGGCGACGCGGATCCGGGCGTTCTTGCAATGCCGCAGGATCTCGTAATAGCTGTTGCCGCCGGCCTCATGCGCCTCCTCGCCGATCACCACCTCGACAAGCCCGAGAAAGCGGATGATCGCGGCGCGGCGCTTCGTCTTGCGCTCATAGGCTTCGGTCGCCTGCCGGGTGATCTCCTCATGGGTGGTCGAGGCGGCCTTGGCCTCCTTGCTCTTCGAGCCGTGGAGCGACTTGATGATTGCCCGGCGCTCCTTGTCGATCGAGGTCTCCTCGAGCGCCTGGACGAGCGTCTGAACCATGCCGAGGTTGACCTCCTTGACGAAGGACATCTGGCCGTCACCGACCACGCCGGTCGCGGTGCCATTGGCATCGAGCTGGTCCTTCATCTGGTAGAGCAGGATGCCGCGGGTGGTCAGAAAGAGCGTCATGCGGGCGTAGCGCGCCATGATCAGCTTGGCGATCTTCGACTTGCCACCACCGGTTGCCACGCGGATGATGCCGGCGCCGTGCTTCTCGACCTGGCGCAGCGCGGTGATCTGGTAGTCGTAGCGCGGGTCGTCATTGCCGAACTCGTCAACCAGCGGGCTCTCCGGGCCGAGAGGCTGGGGTAGGGGGCTCTGGACGAGCTGCACGACATGACCGGCCTTCTGGAGCTCCTCCTGGATCACGTTGACGAAGCCCGCCGGGAAGGTCTGGCTGTTCACGTCGTAGAAGGAGGACTTGCCCGACCAGCCGACCCCCTGGTCAACGGTATAGGAGAGCAGCGTGTTGACGCTCGCCACGATCGGGCGCTCCGGGTTGATCAGCTTGGCGATCACGGCATTGCGAGCGATCTGAACGATAGCCATCTAGCTATTCCTTTATCTGTTGCCAAGGGCAGTCCTCTTGGCGTATCCGTAAGTAAGTGTTTACTTATAGGCGGCCGGATGACCCCAGTTCAATACATCGAGGTGGCGGTGGGCGATCTTCGTCCCAATCCGTTCAACCCCAATCGCGTCAGCGCGGACAACGAGAAGAAGATCCGCTCCAGCATCGAGCGCAACGGGCTCTTCAAGCCGATCATCGTGCGCGAGGTCGCTGGTATCAAAGGTTACGAGATTATCGGTGGTCAGCACCGCTGGGAACAAGCGGTGGCGCTTGGGTTCAAGACAGTTCCCGTCGCGAACCTCGGCCAGATCGGAGATGTGCGCGCCAAGGAGATCGGGCTGATCGACAATGCCCGCTACGGCGCCGACGACACGCTGATGCTGTCGGACATCCTGAAGGAGATCGGCGACCCCGGCGAAATTCAATCCTTCCTCCCTTATGGCGACACCGACCTCTCGGCGATCTTCTCTGCTTCCTCTATTAGCCTCGACGAGCTGGAAATCCCGCAGGATGAGCTGAAAAACAGCACGCCCGAGCCGGAAGAGGTCGCAGGCCCGAAGCCTGGCAAGACCCATCAGGTGATGCGCTTCAAGATCGGCCTGGGCGACGCCGAGCGGCTGATCGCGCTGATCGCCCGCACCCAGAAAACCCAAGGCCTCACGACCGCAGATGAGCTGACCAATGCGGGCGACGCCCTCATTCACCTTCTGTCCACCGCCGGACTGCTCGCCGCCGAGCCGGCCGGTTCCACCACCAAACCCGAAGACTGGGATGACATGCTCGACGAGATCGAGGCGGCCCAGCAGGAGAGCGCAGCATGAGCGACAACCACAAGATCGAAGTCTGGGACGTGGACAAGCTCGTTCCCTATGAGGCAAACGCCAAGAAGCACCCCGAGGAGCAGGTCAAGAAGCTCGCGACCGCCATCCAGAAATTTGGATGGACGCAGCCGATCGTGGTCTGGGGCAATGGCGACATCATCGCCGGCCACGGCCGTCGTCTGGCGGCGCTGCATCTCGGCCTGAAGCGCGTCCCGGTGATCGTGCGGCGTGACCTGACCCGCGCCGAGGCGGATGCGCTGCGCCTGGCGGACAACCGGGTCACCTCGACCGACTATGACCAGGAGCTGATCCAGAGCGAGCTGCAACGGCTTTCGGATGAGCTGGAGGCGGAGGGAATCAACCTCACCGATCTCGGGTTCGACCAGAAGGAGATCGACTTCTCGATCGCCGATCTGGGCGACATGAATGACGCGCTTTTTGTCGATGATGTGGCAGAGGCGGTCGAGCAGCAGAAGACCGAGAACGAGCGCGCTGTCGAGACCACTGACGAGACCGCGGCGCCCGTGGTCGACGCGCTTGGCTTCAAACGGGTGACGATCGCACAGAGCCGGCTGATCCGCGAGGCCATGACCAAGATCGAGACGAAGACCGGCAAGACCGGCGCAGAAGCCTTCGTCGAATACCTGGCGGGGCTGTAAATGACGCGGGATGCGACGATTATCGCCTTTCCGAACCCGCCCCGGTTCAGCCTGGTCGGCGCGGCCGATCCGGTCGAACCGGAGGAGCTGGAGCTGGGCGATCTCGGCGAGGAGATCACCTTCACCCCTGCCGGCCCGATTGTTGAGGAGATGCTCGACAAACTCGACCGGCTGCGGCGATTGATCACTGACGGTCGCATCCAGGGTCTCATTTTCGTCGGACAGGATCCGGTGACCGGCTATTTCCTGACCGAAACTTGCCTTGATCGCGCCATGAACAGGTCCGAGCTCTTCGGATACATGGGCGTTCTGGAAACGCTCAAGATGGAGATCGGCGAGTCCGCGGCCGTAGCCCCTGTGATTGACCTCTCCGGCACCATCATCGACCCCTATGAGGAAGAAGAATGACCACTTACACCATTTCCCGCGCCTTCACGACTTCCGTGGAACGGACCTCGCGCGTTCTGGAGGTGGCGGAAGCCTTCGGCCTCGGACTGTCCGACAAGCAGTTCGTTGTCTATGACGATCTGTCGCTCGATATCCGCACCGGCGATGTCGTCTACATCACCGGGCAGTCGGGGTCGGGCAAATCGCTCCTTCTGCGCGACCTGGCGGCGCAGATGCGCGAGAGCGGGCTCAAGGTCGCGGACCTGAGCGAGGTGGTGCTCGAGGAGCGCCCGGTCATCGAGCTGCTCGGCAAGACCACCCGCGAGGCGCTGGAGCTGCTGGCACGGGCCGGGATCTCGGACGCATGGCTCTATATCCGCAAGCCCTCGGAGCTTTCCGACGGCCAGCGGTATCGGCTGCGCCTCGCGATGGTGCTGGCCTCGGACGCCGATGTCTGGGTGGCCGATGAGTTCGGCGCGGTGCTGGACCGGGTGACGGCCCGCGTCGTGGCCTATAGCATGGCGAAGGTTGCCCGCGCCGAGGGCAAGATCTTCATGGTGGCGACCACCCACTCCGACATGGTTGAGGAGCTGGCGCCCGACGTGTTCATCGAGAAGATGTTCCGCGAGAAGGTCGAAGTCATCGCAGATCGCGACGAGACCCCGGTTGACCCCGGTGAGGTCGCAGCATGAGACAGGAATACAGCGCAGAGCTCGCTGGGAGCGTCACTGAGCGGTTCCATGACTTCCCAGGTCTCGAGACACTGGTCAGACGCGAGACGCGCTCTGCGCAGCGTTTTTCGCTCTTGGACGAGATGATCGTCGAGCGCGGGGATGCCGATGACTGGTGGCTGCTGCATGATCTGCACTACAAGGCGGAGAAGCTGCCGATCGGCCCGCATTTCTGGCGACTCCGGCTGGGCAAGCGCACGATCGGCGTTCTGGTGACGGCGGTGCCGAAGGGTATGGTGCGCGAGCGCCATATCGCCTTTCCGAACATCCGGCCCGGCGCCAACGAGACCCGGCTCACCAACACCAACCGCTACCACTTCATCAACCGCAACTTCCGCGTCGTGTCGCGCTTCGTGATCGACACGCAGTTCCGCGGCATCGGCGCCGGTTACCGGATGATGAACCTGGTGTCGCGCATGTCGGGGGAGCGGTTCATGGAGATCCAAAGCTCCATGTCGAAGTTCAACAGCTTCGGCCAGAAGGCGGGCTTCCGCTTCCTGCCGCCGATGAACGCGAACAACTACGACCGGGTGATGAAGTTCCTGCGCACGCATTTCAGCGCGCCGCCGGCCGACTACGAGGCGATCATGCAGGAGATCGCCTCCAAGACCCCCGAGCAGCAGCAGAAGATCGACCAGATCCTGCGCGAATGGTATTTCCGCAACTCGGCGCTGGAGAACACCACCCGTGGCGGCCAGCAGGCCGAGCGCCGGTCGGAGACCATGACGCTGCGCACCCTGGTGCGCGGCATTCAGCAGATCGGCCTGGCAAGCCCGCTCTATGGCGTCTGGAAGAACCCCGACCACGGACGCACCGACATTCCCGCAACCCTGCCGCTGATCGCCTTCGACCGGCAGAAACCGACCGAAAGGCTGATCCTGTGAAACCGCGTCGCACCGAGCATCAACGCGAGATCATGGGTCTGGTTCTGAAGGCCGCCAACGAGGGCACCTTCATCACCCAGAAGGAGCTGGCCGAAAAGCTCTCCTATGCCTCCGAGGTGACCTATGGCGCCATCCGCATCTCGATCCGGTTCCTCGAAGAGCAGGGGATGCTGAAGCGCGTGAAGGACGGTATTCACCGGAGACTGGTGCCTCTTGAGCGCGGGTATGACTGGTTCAGACCGGCGCGTCCTATCTAACCGGAGAAGATCTCATCCCGATCCTATCGCTCTAATATATGTATATGGATAAGTATCTACTTACTTAGTATATATATTAGAGCGATAGGATCGGGATACGACCTCTCCCGGAGCAATGAAAATGGTGGATGAGACAGAAAAGACCCAGGAGCCAGACTCGACGAAGCGGATGTCCGATGCGGAGTTCGCGACGATCCGGGAGCTTTACGAGCTCGGCAAGGCCGGGATCGCCGAGCTCTCGGACCAGTTCGGCTTTTCGCGCCAGACCCTGAGCAAGCGCCTCAAGGAGGCGGGCGCGGTGAAGGGATCGCGGGCGCATGAGCTGGCAGCGGTCGCGAAGGCCGCCGCCGTTGCCACAACGGAGCGTTTTGCCGAGAAGCGCGCCGAGATGATCGAAGACACCCGGATGAGCGGCATCCCTGCACTCAAGCAGGCGCGGATGCTGGCGCAGAAGGTCGTGCTGGACCAGGTGAAGCGATCCAGTTCCGGCGGTGGCAAGATCGACCTCGCGGCGATCGACGACGATCTGAGGGCGATCGGGCGCTACAACAAGATCCTGGTGGACAACATCAATGCCACTCTTGGCATTCTGAAGGCCGATGAGCATACCGATGATGCCGACCTGCCGACCCTGACGATCGAGGATCTGACCGACGATGACATCCTGCGGCACCATATCGGCACCGGTGCGCTGCCAGAGGATGCGACGGTCGAGGATCTGAACCTTCACGAGGTCGAGATCTGATGACGGCCACGGCTTTCTCGGCACTCGCCACCAGCGAGCAGGTGAAGAAGATCAACCCTTCACTGAAGTTTCACCGGCTTCAGAAGCTCGTGCATCAGGATCGCCGCCGGTTCCGGGTGATCGTGGCGGGGCGCCGGTGGGGCAAGTCGCAGCTCTCGAAGATCACCCTGATCCTCTCTGCGGCGACCAAGAAGAAGCAGCTCGTCTGGTATGTCGCGCCGACCTACCAGATGGCGCGCGGCATTCTCTGGGATGACCTGAAGGCAGCCATTCCGCGCGACTGGATCGCACGCGGCACCGGTGGGCTCAGGATCAACGAGACCCGAATGTCGATCCACCTGGTCAACGGCTCGCGCATCGAGCTGAAGGGCGCCGACAAGCCCGACACGCTGCGCGGCGTGGGTCTGCATTTCGTGGTGATCGACGAGGCGCAGGACATCAAGGCCGAAACCTGGGAGATGGTGCTTCAGCCGACGCTCGCCACCACCAACGGGCGGGCGCTCTTCATCGGCACGCCCAAGGCCTTCAACTGGCTCTATGACAAGTTCATGCTCGGACAGCGCGGCTCCACGGTGCTCGACGAGCGCGGCCGCCTGGTGCCGAATGAATGGAAGTCCTGGCAGTTCCCGACCATCACCTCGCCCTTCATTCCGAAGAAGGAGATCGAGGCTCGCAAGCGCGACATGGATCCGAAATCCTTCCGTCAGGAGTTTGAGGCATCCTTCGAGACGATGAGCGGCCGGGTCTATTACCCGTTCGACCGCAACATCCATGTGACCGACTGCCCGTTCAATCCGCGGCTGCCGATCTATGTCGGCATGGACTTCAACATCGACCCGATGTCGGCGATCGTCGTCCAGGAGCAGCCCAATGGCGAGATCTGGGTGGTCGACGAGGCAGTGCTCTATGGCTCGAACGTGCAGGAGACGGCCGACGAGCTGGCGCGGCGCTATTTCAAGCATATGGGGCAGACCACGATCTTCCCGGACCCTGCCGGCAACAACCGCAACCATGACCGCGGCGAGACCTCGCTCGACATCCTGCGCGAGGCGGGCTTCGACAGCATCCTCTTCAAGCGCAAGCACCCGCTGGTGCAGGACCGGGTGAACACCGTGAACCGGCTGCTGATGGCCGGAGACGGGCGGGTCATCCTGAAGATCGACCGGGGTTGCCGCAAGTTTATCGAGAGCCTCGAGCAGACCATCTACAAGGAGGGCACGCGCGAGGTGGACAAAACCAAGGGCACCGAACACGCGGCGGACGCCTTTGGCTATTATGCCGACTACCGCCACCCGATGCGCAAGGCGCTGATCCTCGGGGTTTCAATTTGAGCTGGACATTAAGTAAGCACTTACTTATGTTCTGAGCGAAGGAGAGATCACCGATGCCTGCCGAGCAAGACGCGCTGACCATGTTCTACAATCGCCGGCACCCCGCCTATGACGGGCTGCTGGCGCATTGGGAGTTCTGCGAGTCCTGCTATCACGGCGGCCGCGACTGGATCGAAGCCAACCTCTTCAAATACCAGAAAGAGGGGGATGAGGAGTTCAAGGCGCGCAAGGCGCGCGCCATGCGTCTCAATCACACCAAGGAAGCGGTCGATCTCGTTCAGAAATACCTGTTCAAGAGCCCGATCCAGCGCAATGTCGAGGATGCTCCCGAGCCTCTGAAGGCGTTCTGGACCCGCTCCATGCGGTCGGGTCAGAGCATTGACGAGCTGATGCGCCTGATCGGCACCTCGAACGCGCTGACCGGTCGTGTCGCGCTTGTGGTGGATTCCACCCGCCCGGCGGTCACCGTCGATGGCGAGGAGAAGCCCGTGATCTCCCAGGCCGAGGCCGAGGAGACCCGTGGCAGCGTCTATGCCTATGTGGTGATGCCGCGCGACATTCTCGATTACGCCTGGAGCGACGAGGATGGCGAGCTGCTCTGGATCAAGCTGCGCGAATATGTCCGGGACGACAAGGATCCGGTCCTGGGCACCGGCTTCACCACCGAGCGCGTCCGGCTCTGGACCCGTCAGGGCTGGGAGCTCTATGAGCTGGCCGGTGACAAGTCGAAGGGTGAGGAGCTGAAGGCCTCACTGGTTGATGCCGGTGTGCATGGTCTGGGCTTCGTGCCGGTCAAGCTCTGCGACCACGCGGTTGCCACGCATCCGTTCCGGGTGGCCGGGCTGGTCGATGACATCGCCTATCTTGACCGCGGCATCACCAACTACATGTCGAACCTGGATGCGATCATTCAGGATCAGACCTTCTCGCAGCTGGCGATCCCGGCGCAGGCGCTGACCGGCGACAAGAAATCCGCCTCCAAGCACATCGTCGAGATGGGCACGAAGCGGATCTTCACCTATGACGGCGGCTCCGGTTCGACCGCCAAGCCCGAGTTCATCTCGCCTGACCCCAAGCAGGCCGGGGTGATCGAGGCGACGATCAATATGCTGATCACCCAGATCTACAGCACGATCGGTCTCGCGGGCGAGCGCACCAAGCAAGACAATGCCATGGGTATCGACAATTCGTCGGGCGTGGCAAAGGCCTATGACTTCCAGCGCGTGAACTCGCTGCTGCTGTCGAAGGCCAAGCGCCTCGAGCATGTCGAGGAATGGATCGTGACGGTGGTTCTGGCCTGGAATGGCGAGAGTGCGCCGGATGAGAGCCTGGTGACCTATCCGACGACCTTCGACGTGGCCTCGCTCAATGACGAGCTGGTGACGGCCGAGGCGCTCCAGAAGGTCCAGGCTCCGATCGAGGTTCGGCGCGAACATATGCGCGCCATCGTTGAGAAGCTGCTGCCTCAAGTGACGGATGAGGTCTGGAGCAAGCTCATGACGGCGGTCGATGCCTGGCAGGACGTGAACGAGGTGACCGCGCAGGCCACGCTCGAGAGCATCCGCGCAGGCACCGAGGCCAGCAAGGCCGCGGCCAAGACCGCCGGCTCATCCCCGAAACCCGCTGCCTCGGACAAGCCCGTGGCAGCCAAGTCCCGGCAGGGGTCTGTCACCCCCACGTCGAAAAACACCCCCAAGAACAGCGCCAAGTGAAGGGCGGGTTCTGACCAAGTTCACCCGGATCGAGAGACTGATCCACCCCTAACCCCGATGCCCGAGAGACTGGGCGAGGAGACCTGAAATGTTCTATCAACTGATGGCGGCCAAATATGCCAATCGTCGCACCTTTTCTCCCGAAACCGAAGGCGGTGCTGGCGCGGGCACTGAAACTGCTGGTTCCGAAGCTGGAGCCGCTGATGGCGGGGCTGGCGATGCCAACGCCAATGCTGACGGCGCAAATGACGCTGATGCTGGACAGGGCGGCAAGAGTGTCGCGGATGCAGCCGCAGCCGCGCTGAACGGCAAGAAGCCCGATGACGAGAAGGCGCAGCTGCTGCGCGAGGTCATGGACAAGAAGGGCAAGCTGAAAGAGGCCGAGGACAAGCTCAAGGCCTTCGAGGGCATTGATCCCGAGAAATACCGCGCCCTGCTCGCCAAGCAGACCGAAGACGAGCGCAAGGCCGCCGAGGAGAAGGGCGACTTCGAGCGCGTCAAGCAGATGATGGCCGAGGCGCACGCCACCGAGACCCAACAGCTCAAGGATCAGATCGCCGCGCTGAACGGGCAGCTCAATGCCAAGGATGGCCTGGTCGGCGAACTGACGGTCGGCAGCTCCTTCTCGAGCTCCGCCTTCATCCGCGACAACATGGTGCTCTCGCCGGCCAAGACCCGCGTGCTCTATGGCGACCACTTCGATACCGTCGATGGCAAGGTCGTTGCCTATGACAAGCCGCGCGGTGCGCCTGATCGCACGCCGCTGGTTGATGCCTCGGGTGCCGCGCTGTCCTTCGATGCCGCCCTCGAGGCGATCGTGAGCAAGGATCCCGACAAGAAGTCGGTGCTGCGCTCCAATGCGAAACCGGGCGCCGGGTCGACGACCACGCCCGCAGACACCAAGACTGTGAAGCCTGCACAGGACGGTCTGTTCGGCCGCGCCCGTATCCTGGCCTCGCTGAAGGACGCCTGACGCGCGAAAGTGCGGGGTTTCAAACGAAATTCCGCACTTACCCCTTGAAATGTGATCCCGATTCAGGCAGATAAGTAAGTGTTTACTTATCTGCTTACTCATGGGCAGGTCGGTGTCACCAAGGATCGCCGGAGGGCGGTCTATTCAAGGAGAGAAGAATGCCCCTTCTGGCTGCTGAAGCCGCGAAACTGTCCATCGAGGACCGTCAGCGTGGCGTGATCGAGGAACTGATCGACAAGGACGAAATGTTCGCCCTTCTGCCGTTCGTCAAAGCCAACGACGAGACCTACAGCTACGTCCGCGAGAAGACCGCGGCCGGTGGTTCGTGGCTCGACCCCTACGAAGACATGGAAGAGTCGGCCTCGGAAGTCGAGTCCGTCAGCACCAAGATCAAACGCTTCGGCGGCCAGGTGCTGATCGACAACTTCATGCAGGAAGTCCAGTCGAACCTGAATGACCAGACCGCCATCCAGCTCGCGCTGAAGGCGAAAGGCATGGGCCGGCAGTTCCGTGACGAAATCGTCAACGGCGACACCGCTGTGAACCCCAAGGGCTTCGATGGTCTGCGCAAGCTGACCGTGGGCGACCAGACGCTGCTGGCCGGCGCAAACGGCGCTCCGGTGAGCTATGCCGCTCTGGACGAGCTGAAGGACGCGGTGACCAAGGGCGCCGACGTGCTGATGATGCGTCAGGGCACCTGGCGGGCAATCCGCGCGCTGAACCGTGCCGCCGGCGGCAACACCGCCGAAGACATGATGATCAGCAACTTCGGCGTGCCGGTGAAGGCGTATGATGGCACCCCGGTCATCATCAACGACTTCCTGCCGGTCGATGAAGTCATGGGGTCCAACAACGACACGACCTCGATCTACGCCCTGCGTATGAACGAGATCGACGGTCTGCATGGTCTCTGGGCGGGCGAGAACGCCGGCTTCAACGTCTTCAAATGGGGCGCGCACCCGACCAAGGACGCGACCCTGTGGCGCATCCGCTGGTATGCCGGCCTCGCGCTGAAGGCGACCCATAGCGTCGCACGCCTGCGCGGCATCACCAATATCTAACTGGTAAGTATGTGCTTACTTAGTTAGAGTGGGCGGGGTAACACCCGCCCATTTGCACATCCGAAAAGAGGAAACTCATGACCAATCACGTCTCCAAGCGCCTGCGCCTCGTGCAGAAGGGCTACGAGAACTACTCCGGCCCGATCGGCGCCTATGAATTTGTCGAAGGTGTCTCGGTCGAACTCATCCCGCTCAACGCCCGCGACCGGCTGTCGGCGGCCTTCCAGATGGCCGAGATCGACGAAGATGGTGCCGAAATGCCTTCCGGCGTCGCCGAGCGCCTGGTGCGCGACCGGGCGAACCGGGTCGAGCCCACCGCGCCGCTGGTGCGCATGAACGAGGAAGACAAGCGGGTCGAGAATATCCGCGTCGTCCTGGGTGCCGAGGCGCTGCGGCCGCTCTATACCGAAGCCGTCCTCGAGAAGGTCGCCAAGGACAAGGGCATCGCTGGCGTGCGTGTTCTTGCCGAGACCTGGGATGTGCGCTCGAAGTCGATCCCCGATCTCATCGGCATGATCCTCAATGCCCAGTCGGTCTATGTGAACGAGCGGGTGGAGAGCCTGGTCGGCAAGGGCGCTGATCGCGCCGAGGTCGAGGCGATGTTCGCCCTGAGCGACGAGGTTCCGGCCATCGAGGACAAGCCGCGCGCGCCTAAGGCCGAGAAGGCCGAGAAGGTTACCGTGGGAATGGTCGACGCCGAGGCGGGCGATGAGGGTGGTTTCGTGACCGCCGATCCGGTGGCGCCGAAGGTGCAGACCGAGACCAAGCCCGAGGAAGCCTCTGACGCCGTGCAGACTGCGGCCGCGACGGGCGATCTCGCCGCAGCCCTGAACCAGACGGAGTAAGTCATGAACTTCCACCCCGAGAACCAGATCGTCGAGATCGTCGTGCCGTTTCAGGATCTGAACGGCGCGGCGATTGTGCCGACCGACATCACCGCCGCGCTCTATAACGGTGAGGATGGGCTTGTCATGTCCTTCGGCGCGGTCGCCTTCGATCCGCTCGGGGTGGAAACCCGCATCATCCTGCCGGGCGCGCTCAATGCGCTGGAGGGTGACGAGCTTCAGGAGGTGCGCCGGCTTGATGTGCGCATCACCCATGCCGCGGGCACGGTGCTGCGCAGCCATGTCTACGCCATCGAGGCCGAGCAGTCGCTCCAGATCATGCGCAATTCCTTCATGACCTTCGGCACCGCGCAGATGATGGCAAGCCAGCTCGTGAACCTCGTGGCTTTCAATGCCGAGACCGAGGCCCGACAGCGTGCCGCCCTGGTCGAGGCTTACCGGCGGCTCACCAATCTTGCCATGATCTATGCCATCGTCGACGCAGACGGCCGCACCACCAGCGAGCACCGCCTGACGCCGCTGACCTGGCACTATATCGACGCGGACGCCTTCCAGACCGGCTTCCCCTCGCATTTCAAGCGGGCGCTGCGTGCCGCACAGCTGGCCGAGGCCGACGAGTTGCTGCAAGGCAATGTGATCGCGCAGAAACATGCGCAGGGTATCGCGTCAGAGACCATCGGTGAGTCGTCTGTGACGCTCCGTGCAGGGTTCACCGGTGCAAGTGACGCTGGGATCAGCGCGAGCGCCCTTGCGCTTCTGAGCGGGTATATCGACCGCTCGATCTCCATCGGGAGGGCGTGACATGGCCTTCACCCCCAACCAGGTCGGCGTGCTCTACCGGGTGACCGGTCGCGACATTCATGGCCGTCCGACGCTCTCCGAGGCGCTGCCCTGCAAATTCGCCGTGGTCAACGCCAAGCGTCAGTCCGAGAAGACATCGGTGCGCGCCGACAGCTCGGCCTCGCGCGGCGCGGCCGACGAGATCACCACCGGGCTCGGCCGCATCCTGGTCGCCCGGCACCAGGTCATCGAGATCGGCGACATCTTCGTCTTCGACGGCGACAGCTATGACGTGAACTCCAAGCATGTCCGGCGTTCGGTGAGCGGGCAGGTGGATCATTACGAATGTGACCTCGAGGTCCGGCCGCGATGAGACCGAGCTTCAGCATCAACGAGGCGAGCTGGCATCGGGTCGAGGTCGGCCTGAAGAACATCGCCGCGCGGGTGCCGGACAATGCCCGCAAGACCATGCGCCGCACCGCCGAGCGCATCGTCCGCAAGGCCAAGATGTATGTGCCCGAGGATACCGGCGCGCTGATGGAGTCGATTCGTCTGGAGGTGGGCTACGGGCCGCGCGGCAGGCTGGAGATCCGGGTGGTCGTCGGAGGCGAGGGCGAGATCATGGTGAACGGCCGCACGATCAACGTCGATCAGTATGCCGCGATCATCCATGAGCATTACGAGTCGATGCTGGTCAACGGCCCCGGTGATCGCACGGAAGAGAAGATGGCGCTCTATGGGCGCGACAAGGTGGGCTCGCGCTTCCTGACGCGCGCCTATGACGAGGAACGCACGCTGCTCGACCGCGACATGATCGAGGGCGTCAAGCAGATCATCAAGAGTGAGGGCATGGCATGATCAACGATATTCTCGAGGCAAAGCTCCAGACCATCGGCCTCGTGCCCGGTGTCTCGCTGTTTCGCAACTACATGCCGGTCGATTGCACCATCGGCGCCATGACCCGCGTGCCGCTCCAGGGCATTCCGATCGACCCCTATATCCCGGATTTCTACAAGGGGCGTCTTCAGCTCATCATCCGGCACAAGGAGCCCGACCTCGGCGCGCAGCTGGCAAGCCAGGCGCAGCGCGTGCTCACGATCGCCGGACGGGAGCTGCATCCGGCCACCGCCGAGCGCGGCGCGGTGCATCTCGACATCTTCACGCCCGAGACGCTGCCGATCTCCTTTCCGCGTCTGAACGGCAACGGATACGAGTGGAGCCAGCATTTTACCTGTGCTTTCGGCATGAAATCGGCGGCCTGATAGCCATTTAGCTGAATGGCTACTTGAAAACACCGAGGCTTTCAGGCACATAAGTAAGTGTTTACTTACACCCAAGGAGACTCCCAATGGCTTCCACTACCGAAAACGTGAAACTGGGCGTCTGCTCGGTTCTGTTCGACGGGGTGAACCTGGGCTTCACCAAAGGCGGCGTCGAGGTGGAGGTTGCGACCACCACCCATGAAGTGAAGGTTGACCAGTTCGGCGAAACGCCGATCTCGGAGCTGATCACTGGCCGCACCGTGAGCGCCTCGGTCCCTCTTGCCGAAACCACTCTCGAAAACCTCGTGCAGATCATGCCGGGCTCGACGCTGATCACTGATGGCGTCAAGGGCACGGGCACGATCACGCTGGCAACCGCCGTGCCGGTCGCCGGTGACTCGGTGACCATCGCAGGCGCGACCTTCACCTTCCGCGCGACGCCCGTTGCGCAGAACGACGTGAAGATCGGCGCGACCTTCACCGCCTCGGCCGTGAACCTGGCTGCTGCCATCAACGCCTCGGATCTCGGCTATGTCGCCACCGTCGCCGGTGCCGTCATCACCGTGACCGCCAAGGCCAGCGGCGCCGGCTGGAACGCCACCGTCACCCGCGCCTTCGCAACCACCGCCAACTGCACCGTGACCAACATCGCGGGCGGTGTCGATGCCACCTCGGCGCGCGTCGTGGTGTCCTCGGGCATCAACGTCAACCTGCTGTCGGTCGCCAAGACCCTCGTGCTGCGCCCGCGTGGCACCTTCGGCGAAGACGACTTCATCATCCACCGCGCAGCCTGTCCCGGCGCGCTCTCGTTCGCCTATTCGACCGAGAACGAGCGGGTGTTCCAGGCGTCGTTCAAGGGCTTCGCGCTCTCGGATGGCTCGCTGTTCACCGTCGGCCGCGCCGCCTGATCTGATCCGGTGAGCGGGGTCTGACCTCGCTCACCTCTCCCACCTCCAGACCGCACAGAAAGAAGAACGATGACGAAAGTTCTGAACATCGACGACATCCGCAATGAAGTCGCCCCTTACAGCATCACGGTCGGCGGCAAGAGCCACGACATGAAGCACCCGACCGTCGAGGATTTCATCGAGAACCTGAAGGATCTCGACGCCCTCGCCGCCGCGCCGAGCGTGATTGAGGAAACCCGCGCAACCGTTCGCATGATCGTGCGCGCCTTCCCCTCGCTGACCGAGGCAGAGGTGACCGGCTGGCCGGTCAAGGCGATCGAGAAGCTCTTCCTGATCATCCGCGGCGTGGACCCGGATGCGTTGAAGGGTAAGGAAGACGACCAGGGAAACCCGGTGGCCGCGAGCTGACGGCATACGACCTGGGGTTCCTCATCGCCAAGGTGATGGGGTTCTACTCCATGTCGATCAGCTCAGTTTTGGCGCTCCCGAAGCGCACCTTCTTCTGGATGCTCCGCCAAGCGGAGCGTCTCGAGGCGGACAGCAACCGACGGCAGTTGCAGCTCTTGCTGGCAGTGCAGTCGGCCGATGGCATCGACAAGGCCTTCGAGTCGCTGAACGAGGATGTCGGGGTCGTCTATGAATGGGGCAAATACATCCCTCCGACGTTCGATGTGAATGACGAAGGTCTTGACCCAGAGTTCGACAGATCAGGGCTCCGGGCATTGAAAGCGAAGCACGGCGCCTGAAGTAAGCAAGGAGTTACTTAGGTGTCCAACATTCGCGTCGAGCTTCAGCTTGAAGACAAGTCCTTCACGTCGGGCATCTGGCGCGCAGGGCAGACCCTCAAGGAGTTCAAGGAAGAGCTGAAGCGCACCGACCCGCATTTCCGCAAGATGGCGGCGGCGGGTCAGGACAGCTTCCTGATGTTCAAGCGTCAGGAAGAGGCCTCGGCCTCGATGATCAAGCGCCTGCGCGATGTCTCAATCGTCGCAGGCGGGGTCTCGCTGGCCTTTCACGCCCTGAGCGGCGCCTCGAACAGCACGGTCGGCAACATCATCCGCATCAACGCGGAGATGGAGAAGCTGAAGTATCAGATGGCCGGCATGTCCGATGCGGCCGATCCGATGGCCGAGGCTGCCGAGCATGTCGAATGGCTGAAAGACCTGGCGCGCTCGACGCCCTTCGCGCTTGGCGCACTCTCCACATCCTTCGTGAAACTGAAGGCGGCCGGCATCGACCCGATGAACGGCTCGCTTGCGGCGCTGACCGACGGTCTCGCCGCCTTCGGCGCCTCTGACGAGCAACTGAACCGTGTGACCGTCGCCCTGACCCAGATGCAGGGTAAGGGCGTTCTTTCGATGGAAGAACTCCGTCAGCAGCTCGGTGAATCCATGCCTTCGGCCATGCGGCTCATGGCGCGCTCGATGGGCGTGTCGGTGGGCGAGCTGTCGAAGATGATCTCGACCGGCACCGTCGAGTCCAAGGCGGCGCTGGACAAGTGGTTCAACGAGGTTCGCCTGTCCTATGACGGCACGGGCGAGCTGATGATGAAGACCTTCTCGGGGCAGATCTCGAAGATCCGCACCGCCTTCACCGATCTCGCCACCTCCGGCGAGATGGGCAAGGCCTTCGAGTCCCTGAAGGAGCAGATGGGCACCTTCGCCGAGTTCCTGGGCACCGCCGAGGCGCGCGAGTTCTTCGACATGATGGGGCAGGGCTTCCAGGGGCTGATCTCGCTCGGCTCGAGCATGGTTGGCGTGCTGCGTGAGCTGAAGGAGATGCTGGTCTCCTACGGGCCGCTGATGGCGGGTCTCTTCGGGGGTGCTGTCGTCATGTCGGCAGGCCGGCGCCTGATGGCCGCGATCAGCGGAATGCGCCAGAGCTACCTCGGCATGACCGCCTCGGCCACGCTCCTGAAGACGCGCCTCGGTGAGCTGCACAGCACTGCCGCCGCCAGTGCCGCAGCTGCCGCCACTGCGATCTCGTCCAGCGCCTCGGCCGCAGCCGGCGCCACCATGGGAATGCGGGTATCGCAGACTGCATCGGCCGCCACCTCGGTCGCAGGCGCCGCATCCCGCGCGCTGACGCCGTTGCTGACGATCGGCGCCCGCTTCGTCGGAATGCTGGGTCCGATCGCCTTCGGTCTCGGGATCGTGGCGCCGCTGGTCTGGGAACTGGGCAAGGGGGTCTGGAACTGGGCATCGGGAGCCAAGGAAGCTGCCGAGGAGACCGAGAACGCCACCGATGCCGCGCTGCGCGCGGTGCGGGAGCGCCAGGCCGCCGAAGAGAAATTCCTGATGGACTCGATCTCCCGGCAGGAGAAGGAGATCGACAACTACGTTGCGAGCTTCGGCAAGGACAACGCCGGGATGCTGCGCAACCTGGAGACGCTCTGGAACCGGCTCCACGAGATGCGCAAGCGTCATGCGGGTGAGCTGAAGGGTGCGCTGGACGCCAATGTCGATGACCAGGTGCAGGAAGCCCTGACCCGGATCTCCGAGGCGGGCCGCGACGCCGGGCGCGACTACAACAAGAAGATGAATGACGCCGATGAGCAGTATAACCGCGACCTCGCGGATGCTCAGAACAAGGGTCAGTCGCAGCGCGTGGTGCAGGAAGCCTACCGCGCCCGGATCGTCGATCTGCGCGTCGAGCGCATGAAGAAGGAGCTGAAGCTCTACGACGATGAAGTGATCTCCATGCGCGCCATGGTCGCCGAGGGCCGGGCCAGCGAAGGTGCGCTCGCCAAGCTGATCGAGCGCCGCGAGGAGTTCCGGCGCCAGATGCAGGAGATGCGGCCCGAGGATCTCACGATCGAGACCCTGACCGCGCCGGAAGACGACAGCAAGAAGCAGGAGCGGCTCCAGCGGTTCATCGACAGCGCCCGTGACAAGGTGCAGGAGCTCTCGGCCGAGATGAATGGCGCCTCGGGTGCCGTCGCCAAGCTGGTGTTCCAGATCAACCGGGGCGACTTCGGCAATCTCAATGATGCGACCGAGAACATGGAGCAGATGCGCGATCTGCTCCTTGAGAGCACCATTGCCGCCGAAGCCCTCGACAAGATCCTGAAAGATACCACCGGCGCCGAGCGCGAGATCGACCGGATCTACGAGAACCTCCGCAAGGAGAACCTGCGGATGCGGGCGAACATCGAAGGTGTCGATACCGACGATGATCTTGCCTATTTCAAGTGGATGCGCGAGCAGGGCGAGCTGGAAGGCATTGGCGAGACCGCCGAGGAAACCGTCAAGAAGGCGCTCGATACCGTCACTCAGGGGCTCGATCTCTCGATCTCCAAGTTCCAGACCGTCGGCGATACGCTGCGCGACAAGGCCTTCGGTCAGGACAGCCTGACGCAGATCAACACGGTGGACCAGGCGCTCCAGCGGCTGCGCTCGACCACCGCCAGCATCAATGAAGAGCTGCTGGCGATCAACTTCGGCAATATGGGCACGCCGGGCTTCACCGGCCCCGGAATGCCGAATATCCGCACCAATGTCGATGGCGGCATTCTGGATCTGATCGCCACGCGCGAGTCCGGCGGCGACTACAATGCCACGCTCGACAACGGGCGCTGGACGAATGGTCCGCAGAACCTGACCCAGATGACGCTCAATCAGGTGCGCGCGCTTCAGGCGCAGATGCTGTCGAACCCGGAGAACCGCGCCAAATACGGCGACGGCAAGGGGTCTTCGGCACTCGGGCGCTACCAGATCGTCGGTCAGACCCTGCAAGGGCTGATGGAGGAGATGGGGCTCTCGGGCAACGAGCTTTACGACGAGAAGATGCAGGATGCGATGGCAACCCGTCTTCTGGCCCGTCGCGGTGCCAATCCGGCCGGTCTGCGCCAGGAATGGGCAGGCCTGAACGGGGTGAGCGATGCCGACATCATGGCGGCGATCGCCCGCTCCACCGCCGGCCCGACCCGCGTGGCGGCAGCTCTTGGCGGCCAGCCGGTCGCCGCACCTGTCCAGGGTGATGTGGTCGGACCCGAAACCCGGAAGGTGATCGAAGACGCCGCGGCGACCGGTATCGCCCGGATCGACGACAAGCAGTCCCGCGCCGAGGCGGAAGATGCCGAGCGTCGGCGTCTTGAGGGTCAGGATGCCGTCGTCACCATGGGGCGCGAGATCGCCGCGGCGCTCGAGGCTCAGGAGAACACCGAGGGCGACCTCGAGAAATTCGGCACCTTCGGGCGCCGGGTGCGCGAGGCGGAAGCTGCGGGCGACTATGAGGGCGCCGACCCGGAGACGGTCGAGAAGCTGATCGCCCAGGCGGATGCCTATGACGCCCGGCAGAAGACCATCCTCGACAATTCGCGGGCCGAGAAGACCGTCACCGAGAACCGCAAGAAGCTCGAGGAAGAACTGGCCGATGTCAGCCAGCGCCGCGCTGATGCGCTGGCGAAGGCGCGCGATCCGAACCATGTCGAGCAATCCTCGGAGATGCGCAAGCTCATCGCCCTCGAGAAGGAGCAGCTCGCCCTCGTCGGTCAGATCCACGGGGTCAACTCCGAGGAATACAAGCTCGAACAGCAGCGTCTGGCGAAGCAACGGGCGGCGCTGACCGGCGCCGAGGCCGCAGAGGCACTGGTGAGCCTGGCCCGTGCCGCCGAAGAGGCCGAGACCGGCGCGATCGTCGATGCCCGCGCCAAGCGCAGGCAGGAGTTTGACGAGCGGATGCGCGAGCTGAAGGCGCTGCGTGACCAGGCGATCCGCGACGGCATGAATGTCGCCGAGGCGGAGAAGCTCTATGCGCGTGCCGTGGCAGCTGAACGCCTGCGCCTGCGCGAGGAAGAGAAGACCGCCATGTCGCAGCAGATCGACAACATGTCGAGGCTGGGCGACAACATCAACGAGCAGATGAGTGAGCTGCCGCAGTCCCTGTCGGACGGGATCTACGACTACCTGACCGGCGAGACCGACAACTTCTCCAGCGTGGTTGACGGTATCCGCGAGAGCATCACCCGGTCGCTGACCGATGCGGCATCCTCGGCGATCCTGAAACCCTTCGAGACGCTTCTGGCGGGTGACGGCACCGAGGGCTCCGGTCTGGGTGGTCTGATCCAGAAGAGCATCCAGGGCATGACCGGCTTTGGCGGCGCGCAGAACGGGCAGGGCGGGGGTCTCTTCAACGGGCTCTTCGAGAGCCTGGGCGGTGTCTTCAAATCGGCCCTGAGCGGCTTTGGCAGCATGTTCAGCACGCTCTTCTCGAAGACCGGGCTCTTCGGGGTGAAGCACTCGGGCGGTATCGTCGGGGCAGGGGGTGGTGGCCGGTCGGCCAATGTCATGTCCTTCCTCGGGGCGCCGAAATTCCACACCGGCGGCATCGTCAAGGGTGGCGTGACCGGCGGGCCGAAATTCCGCAAGGGTCTCAACCCGTCCGAAGTGCCGATCATCGCCCAGAAGGGCGAGGGCGTGTTCACCAGGGAGCAGATGAAACACCTGGGCGGCTCGGTCAACAGCAGCTCGGTCAACATCAATGCCCCGGTGACGGTCAATGCCACGGGCGGCTCGCAGGAGCAGAACGCCGATCTCGCGCGCCAGGTGGCACAGCAGAGCGAGACGATGTTCCGCGGTCTGGTGCAGCAGGAACTGATCACTCAACTCCGCCCTGGCGGAATGCTTAGGAGGTAAGGCAGATGCCGATCCCGACGTTCACCCCGGAAGTCCGGCCCTCGCCTGGCACCAATACCACGCCGGAGATCTCGCTCAACAAGGCGAGCTTCGGGGATGGCTATACCCAGTCCTCCCCGAAAGGGCTCAATCACATCCGGCGCGTCGTCAGCCTGACCTGGAAGGGGCTCACGCTCGACCAGGCCTATGCGCTCGATGCCTTCTTCACCGGGCGCGGCGGCTACAAGCCGTTCAACTACACGGTGCGCGGCGACACCGAGCGCAAATGGACCTGTGCCGAATGGTCAATGAGCGATGCGGCGCCCTTCAGCTTCAGCGCCACGCTGAAGGAGGAGTTCTCGCTGACGGTCTGAGCCTTTCCTCTGGACATTAAGTAAACACTTACTTATCTTCGGCCTTGAGCAATTCAGGGCCGAACGATGACCTTTACCGCCGAAGCACGCAAGCTCGAGCCAAGTGCTCTTGTTTCCCTCTTTCGCCTCGATGCGACAGAGGTCGGCGGCGTGGAGCTGAATTTCACCAACGAGACCTCCGGCGGCAATGTCGTGAGTTTTGGCGGCATCCAGTTCTTCCCGATCCCGGTCACCTTCCGCGGCATGACGGTCTCGACCACCGGCCCGCTCCAGACGCCCACCATGACCCTCGCCAATACCGACGGGGTGGTGCAGGAGTTCGTCAATACCTGGGGCAACCTCGCCGGCTGTCGCCTGACGCGCTGGCGCACCTTCGCGCGCTTCCTCGATGACGGCGCCGAGCCCGACCCGAGCGCCTTCTATGGCCCCGATGTCTTCAAGATCGACCGCAAGGCGTCCGACACGCCCGAGGAGATCTCATGGGAGCTGGCGACACTTGCCGATGCCCAGGGCGTCTATGTCGGCCGCACGATCATCCGCGATGTCTGCATGTGGCGCTATCGCTACTACAACCCGAACACCGGCAGCTTCAACTACGACAAGGCCGAGTGCCCCTACACCGGCAGCAACTATTTCGACCGCAATGACCAGCCCGTCGTCGCGGCCTCGCAGGACGAGCCCTCGCGCACCCGCAAGTGCTGCACGCTCCGGTTCGGCGAGAACGCAGAGCTGCCCTTTGGCGGCTTCCCCGGCATTCTGAGAGGCGTCTGATGCAGACCACCGAGACCTTCCTGGCCCAGTTCGATGCCGCGCTGGACGCGGCGCGTCTTCATGCTCGCGACAAGTTTCCCGAGGAGGCTTGCGGGCTGATCGTCGATTTCGCCTATATTCCCTGTGAGAATACCGCGGCGAATGTCGCGGTGCATGACGGGGAAAACCCCGACTGCCCCTGCAAGCTCTGCGCCTTCCGCATCGCCCCGACCGTCTACCTGCGTCATGCCGGCAAGATCCAGGCGGTTGTCCACTCGCATCCGAACGGGCCTGACTACCCCTCGGCCAGCGACATGCGCGGCCAGGAGAGCAGTGCGCTCACCTGGATCATCATCCCGCTCGACGAGGCCCGCTTTGCGCAGCCCGTGGTCTGGGGTGGGGCGGCACCGGTCGCGCCGCTGCTCGGGCGCACCTTCCGCCATGGCGTGACGGATTGCTACGACCTCATTCATGACGCCTTCGCGGCCGGCAAGGATGCGCTGGCGTCTGAGGGAATTGAGGGCTGGCCGTTCGATCCGATCCATCTGCCGACCTATCCGCGCGAGGATGGCTGGTGGGAAGGCGGTCGCGCCAATTTCTACGAGGAGGAGCCCGAGAAGATCGGCTTCGTCGAGATCAACATGAGCGAGGCCCGTCCGGGCGACGTGTTTCTCTGCAAGATCCGCAGCGACCGGCTGAACCATGGCGGGCTGCTGATCGGCAACGGCCTCATCCTGCATCACCTGCCCAACCGGCTGTCCCGGCGCGAGCCTGCGGGTCTCTGGGCCTATTCGGCCGAAAAATGGATCCGCTACGTCGGGGTGAAGGCATGAACACCGTCTACCTCTATGGCAGCCTTGCCGAGAAATTCGGCGAGAGTTTCGAGTTCGAGATCTCCTCGGCGCGCGAGGCGGTCTCGGCCCTGATGGCAAACCTTCCGGGCTTCGCCGACGAGCTGCGTCACGGCAACTTCCATGTGATCGTCGGCAGCTCGGTCGAGACCGGCGTCGCGCTCGACATCGAGGGCGTGGCAGGGTTCAACATCGAGGGCAAGAGCATCTTCATCCTGCCCGAGGTCGAAGGCGCAAAGCGCGGCGGCCTTGGCAAGATCATCTTCGGCATCGCCCTGATCGGGCTCTCGGCCATGACCGGTGGTGCCGCTGGTGCGCTGATGGGACAGGCTCTCTGGGGTGGCACCAATGTCGGCATGATGGTGGGCTCGATCGGCACCTCGATGGTGCTGACCGGGGTCGCTTCGCTGCTGGCACCCGAAACCGATGCCTCGGCCGATGACAACAAGTCCTTCACCATGGCCGGGCCGCAGTCCTCCACCCGCGAGGGCGGCATCATCCCGATCATCTATGGCGAGGTCTACACCGGCCCGATGCTGATCTCGGGCGGCATCTCGATCTCGACCGGCGACAAGGATGAGGAGGCGGCAAGCAGCGGCACCAGCGCCGGCGACGGCAGCTATGTGACCGTCGAGGAAGAGGGTGGCAGCTACGTCACCTATGAAGAACCCACGAACCCGGCAATGGGGAGAGACGAGTGATGCTTGACGATGTGAAGGCTCTGGAAGGCCGTGGTGGTGGCAAGAAATCTGCGCCCTCGCAGGTGGACGACACGCTGCGCTCGACTGCCCGCGCGCTCCTGGTGGACGCGATCGGCGAGGGTCCGATCGAGGGGCTTGTCGATGGCTCGAACTCGATCCTGGTCAACCGCACGCCGCTCTCGAACATCGAGGACTGCCGCTACTGGTTCCGTCGTGGCCTCGCCAGCGACAGTGCCATTCCCGGCGTGAAGGCAACCGAAGCCTATATGCAGGTAAACGCCGAGATCAGCGAGGAACTCGGCCCGATCATCCGCACGGTGAACAACCTCGACACCGACCTGATCCGCATCTACGTCACCCTGAACTACCTCTACCGGACCACGAACAAGAGCGGCCTGCATCCCGATGACGGCGGCTGGATCGTTGATGTGCGCCCGGCGGGCGGTGCCTGGGAGACCCGGCTCACCTTCGAGCTGAACTACGAGAAGACCACCTCGCCGGTCCAGTTCCAGCATGACATCCGCTTGAAGGGCACCGGCCCCTGGGATATCCGGGTGCGCAACCGTCTGCCTGACCGCCTCGAGTCCAGCAAGGTCTCGGAGCAGATGTATTGGACGGGGATCTCCGCAGTCACTGAGGGCAAATACACCTATCCGAACACCGCCATCTGCGCGCTCGATCTCAGCTCCGAGCATGTTGGCGGTTCCGAGCCGCAGCGCCTCTATCATGTGCGCGGCCGCCGCATCAAGGTGCCGGTCAACTATGACCCGGAGACCCGGCAATACACCGGCGTCTGGAACGGCCAGTTCAAGATCGCCTACTCGAACAACCCCGCCTGGTGCACCTATGACATGGTGGAGAACCGGATCTTCGGCCTGGGCGATGAGGTGGGAGCGGATCTTCTCGACAAATGGACGCTCTACTCGATCGCCCAGTGGTGCGACGGGCTTGTGCCCTCGGGCTACAAGACCGCAGGCGGCGCCGATATCATGGAGCCGCGCTACACCTTCAACGGCGTGATCAACACCAAGCGCGAGGCGCTGGATGCCATCCGCCAGATGGTCAGCACCTGGCGCGGGATGAGCTTCCTGACGCAGAGCCAGTTCTATGTGACCGCCGACCGTCCGGCCGATGTGGCGCATGTCTACGGCCCGGCCAATGTGATCGACGGGCGCTTTGAATATTCCGAGACCTCGCTGAAGGCGCGGCACTCGGTTGTCATGGTGCGCTACAACGACCCCAACAACCTCTTTGAGTCGGCGATCGAGCCGGTCATCGACGATGAGCTGGTCCGCAAATATGGCTGGCGCGAGAAGACCCTCGAGCTGATCGGCTGCTCCTCGCGCTCCATGGCGAACCGCTATGGGCGGTGGGTGATCGACACCGAGAAGAACGAGACCGAGACGGTTGCCTTCAAGGTCGGCATGGGCAGCATTCATGCCCTGCCGGGCGAGATCATCGGCATCAACGACCCGCGTCGCGCCGAGGTGCGCCTCTCGGGGCGCGTCGTCTCGCATGTGGACAATCAGATCACCCTGGATGCGCCGGTGCCGGCCGGGATCTCCGGCACGGTCACGCTGCGCGTCGAGCGCCCGAATGGCACGCTGGGCGAGTTCACCTGCACGATCGCCAGCGGCAACCGCAGCCTGCTCAACGTATCGGCCGGCCCGGCGATCACCCTGCCGGTCAATGCCGCCTATCTGCTGTCCTCGAACCAGGTGAGCCCGCGCCTCTACCGGATCGTCTCCATCGACGAGCTGGATGACCAGAACGGCACCACCTTCCAGATCACCGCGCTGACCTACGACCCGAACAAGTTCGCCCGTGTCGAGCGGGGGATCATCTTCGACCCCAAGCCGGTGCGACTGGACAAGACCAAGGTCGGCCGTCCGCAGAACCTGACCGTCGGCTCGGTGAACTATTCCGACCGTGGCCGCGTGCGCACCAATATCATGATCGACTGGGACAAGCCGGACGACACGCTGGTGCGCGCCTATCGCGTCGTCATCGACACGCCCACCGCCAAGGGGGTGCTGGTCACCGAGACCGTGATGCACTCGGCCATTCACACGGTTCTGGACGAGCCTGGCACCTATACGATCAAGGTCTGCACCATCAACATCGCCGGGCGCCGCTCCGGCTGGGTGAAGACCACCCATGTCGTCGAAGGCATGGCGGGACTGGGCGTCGGCTATGTGGCTGACCTGGTGAACCGGGCGACCGGCCTGGGCACCGGCTCCACCTTCAAGACCCGCGACGTGACGATCCAATGGCGCAACGTCTTCCCGGCCTCCTCGGAAGGCCCGGAAGAGCAGGATGATGACGATGCGCTCTACTCGCACAACACCGTGCGGGTCTACAACGGCGCCACGCTCCTGCGCACGCAGCGCGTCAAGGGCAACTCCTTCAACTACACCTATGCCCTGAACGACGCCGACAGCGAGAAGGCAGGCTTCCCGTCGGCACGGCGCGCGCTGCGCTTCACCGTGACGGTCACCGACAAGGCCGGGCGCACCAGTAACCCCTTGGAGATCGAGCTGACCAACCCGGCGCCGCCTGCCTTCGTGCCGCAGGTCAGCTCGGCCGGGCGTCACATCCAGGTCACCTGGCCGAACTCCTCGAGCAAGGACGTGGCCGGCTACAAGGTCTGGATCGAGCTTGAGGACGACTTCAACCCCTATACGACCACGCCGAAATTCAACGGCATGGGCACCTTCATGTCGCATATCGGCGTTGCGGCCGAGCCGCATTATGTGCGCGCGGCGGCCTATGACCTCTTTGGCGACGAGAGCCTGAACATCGCGCCGCCGGTGATGATCTCGACCGGCCTTGATGCGCTCGACACCGACGCGCCCGCGACGCCGACCGGGCTGGCACTTGCCTCGGTGCTGACCGATGCCGGCGCCCGGCTGACCGCGACCTGGAACGCCAATACCGAAAACGACATGCTGGGCTATATCGTCCAGATCCGCGAGGCGGGTGGCAACGACGTCGCCTTCACCACCGACAGCAACCGCTACAGCTGGGAGGTGCAGCGCGGCCGGAACTACACGGTCTCGGTGCGGGCCTATGACCGCAGTGGCAACCGGTCGAACTACAGCGCCGAGGTCACGCATATGGCAATGCGTGACACCGTGCCACCTGCGGTGCCAACCGGCCTGACCGGGCGTCCCGGTTTTGGCGTGCATCTTCTGGAATGGGCCTCGAATACCGAGACCGACCTGTCGCATTACGAGATCTATGTCGGAACGACCAGTGCAGCCCCGGCTGCGGGCGCCAGCGCGCAGCATTCGACCCGAGCGAACATCCTGTCGATCTCCGGGCTCGAGGATGGCACACGCCGGTTCTATCGGGTGCGCGCGGTCGATACCTCGGGCAACCGCTCGGCCTGGGCAGGACCGGTCGACCTGACCTCGACGACGATCGAGGAGCTGGATTTCACTGGCATCCTGGACGAGACCGCTTTTGCGACGGGGCTCGAGCCGGTGCGCGTGGTGACGACGCCGGCCCTGCCGACCACGAAGCTCACCTCGATGATCCTCTGGAACGGCGTGGCCTATCGCTGGAACGGCACGGCCTATACCGCCTCTGTCGGTGCCGAGCTGATCAATGGACAGCTTGTGGCCGGGCAGATCGCGGCGGGCGCGATCGGTGCCGATCAGCTCGCCGCCAATGCGATCACGGCCAAGAAGATGCTGGTGGCAGACTGGGCCAACCCGCTCGTGGGTTCCGAGATCGAGGCGACGAGCGGCTGGACCGCGGGCGCGAGCGGTGCCTGGGATGCCGGCACGACCTATCAGGGTAAGGCGCAGTCGATGCGCCTGATCGGCACGGGCTCGACACAGACCGCCTTCACCTTCTCGAATGCGATCCCGGTCACGCCTGGTGACGAATATCACATCTCCTTCTGGATGCGCCGCACGGCGCTCTGGAACGGCACGGCGGAGAACAGCAAGCTCAGGATCGGCAACCAGTCCGGTGCGCTGCTTGATGCTCTGTCCTTTGCGGCCGCAGATGGCGCTGCGGGCGTCTGGACCCGACGCACCATGTCCTTCAAGGTGCCGGCAGGTGTCTCGGCGCTGAACCTGACGCTCGTTGGAAATGCCACGGATGGTTACTGCTACCTCTCGGATCTCTCGCTCCGTCGCAAGAACAGCGGCGAGCTTCAGGTCGATGGCTCGATTGAGGCGAACCACCTGACGGTCGATGGCGAGATCATCACCGACAGCATCCAGATCCGCGATGCCATCATCACGGATGCCCATATCGTCGACCTGACCGCCGACAAGTTGACGGCGGGCTCTGCCCTGGCGGCCAGCATCACCGTCTCCGGCACCGCGCTCTCGACCATCCGGGGCAATGCCGCGACGGGTGCGCAAGACCCTGCGGCCCGGATCAACAGCGGCGCAACCTTGATCGACCCCGGCAAGATCGTCATTTCAGGCGCGACGACGCTTCGGGACTGGCGTGGCGGTGGCGATGTCACCAAGATCAACGGTGGCGCGATCGAGGCAAATACCGTCTCGGCCAACGTGCTGAGGGTCGGTCTGCGCGGGATCACCCTGACGAGCATCCAGTTCGAGCATAATAGTCCGGCCACCAACCAGGTGAGCTGGAGCGCCGGCGCCGTGCGCTACACCAATGATGCGGGCAGCGCCGCCACGGCCAATATCGCGGCCGGTCAGGCGACCTGGACCTCGGGCGTGCTCTATATCTACTGGGCAAAGGGCGCGACCGTTTTTACCGCCACCACCTCACTCTCGACGGCAAACCAGGACGACAACGTGATCATCGCCACCTATCAGGGTGGCACGAAGCTCGATGCCGACTATGGCCGCACGATCATCGACGGATCGAGCATCAAGACCAGAACCATCAAGGCGACGCAGCTTATTGAGACCGAGGCTGTGATCACCAATACGGCGCAGATCGAAGACGCCACGATTACCAAGGCTCATATCAAGGATCTTGCGGTCGATACGCTGAAGATCGCCGGCAATGCCGTCTCCGTGATCGTGTCGGCCGCTGCAACCGGCTCGTCTGTCACGCTGAATATCTCGCCGGATCACTCATTCTCTCTGGTTATCCTCGCCGTCGCCTCGAACGTCGTCGGCACGGATACGGCGCGCTATGCCAAGATCTTCTGGAACGGCAACGAGGCTGAGAAGTCCTACTACCTGGCCGCAGCGGTTGGCGCCTCGGTGAGCGTCGGTCTCTCGGTTCCGGTGGTTCACCGGCGCAGCGGCTCGGCTGGCAACCATACGATCCGCTTTGAGGCGGGTGCTGGCGCTGGCGCTTCCACCGACTGCACTCTTATCGCAATCATTACCTACAAGTGAAACATGCCTGATCCCATCGAAGATGATAATGAAATGATCGGCTTTGTCGTGCATACGGCAGAGGGAAAAATCGTGCAGATTGGCACCTGTATGCGCCGCTGGTTTGGCGCACAGGTTGCTGGCTTTCCCGATCATACGGTGATCGAGGCTACGGCCAGCCCGCGCGTCAACTATATCAAGAACGGCGAGGTGCGAACCTATCCTGAAGTCCCGAGCCCGTATCATGTCTTTGACTACCAGGCAGAGGCCTGGGTTGATCCGCGCACGACCGAGCAGCTCCGCGAGCAGCATCGCGCCATGATCAAGACCCGCCGCGACCAGGCGATCAAATCGGGCATCACCGTGAACGGGCTCCAGATCGCCACCGACGAGGTGTCACAGACGCGCATCATGGGTGCGGCGGTCTCGGCCATGCTGGATACGCAGTATTCGGTGCAATGGAAAGTGACCGAGACAGATTTTGTCACCCTGGGTGCGACGCAGATCATCCAGATCGCCCAGCTGGTCCGGGCGCATGTGCAGGCCTGCTTCGACAACGAGGCGACGCTTCTGGGACTGGTCGCCGCAGGTCAGCCATTCGACATCGAAAGCGGCTGGCCTGTTTGACACATTGCGGACATCCGTGGTAAGTAAGGACTTACTTATTAAGAGAGGACTCTCCCATGCCGGCGCAGAACACCGACATCCCGCTTCGCGCGAAGACCTGGGTCTTGCTGACCAGCTCCAACGTCACCGCCTTCCGGGTGAAGGAGAAATGCGGCTTCCCGGTGAAGCTGAAGGCCACCGTGGGCGAAGTTCCACCGACCAATGACGCAGGTTCGGTTGATCTCCTGGGCTACGAGGGCATGGCGGCGGATGTCACGCTGGCACAGCTCTTTCCGGGCGTGACGGGCGCGAACCGGGTCTACGGCTATGCCGAGTTCTCGACCGTGGTGAGCGTCAGCCATGCGTAACCCGATGCGGTCTCTGTCGCCGTTCAAGATGCGGTCGCGGGGACTGCCTCTGGCACTCGCTCTGAGCCTCAGCTTCATGGGTGGGGTTCTTGACCCGAGCCTCACCTTCGCCCGTGCCAGCACCGGCACCTATTTCGGCAGTGATGGTCTTCTGAAGACGGCGGCCGCCGGCCAGCCACGCTTTGATTACGACCCGCTCACTCTGGCTCTGAAGGGTCTGCTGGTCGAAGAATCCCGCACGAATATGTTCCTGCGCTCGCAGGAGTTTTCCAATGCCGCCTGGACAAAGGCGCGCGTTACCCTGACCGATGGCGCGATTGCGGCGCCTGATGGCACGATGACGGCGACAAAGGTCACGGAGACGGCCGAGGCCAGCACGAAGGTTATCCAGCAGTCTCTGACTCTGACGGCGGGAGACTGTTCGGTCACGCTCTATGCCAAGGCTGGAGAGCGCACGCAGATCTATATCGGCGTTGCCAACGGCTCGAACTACGGCTGTCACTTCAACCTGAACAACGGCACCCTCGGCACCACTCAGGGCACCATCACGGCGTCGATGACGCCTGTGGGCAACGGCTGGTATCGCTGTCGTCTGTCCTGGCTGGCTGTTGCGGGCTCAGGCTCGTCCGGTCAGATCATGATCCGCGTCGCCAATGGCGCGAACGTAACCTCCTATACGGGTGATGGCACCTCGGGTCTTTACATCTGGGGCGCGCAGATCGAGACGGGCGCTTTTCCGACCTCCTATATTCCGACCACGACCGCAGCCCTGACCCGTGCCGCCGACACTCTGGATAGCATCGAGCCGCATTTCTCCACCTGGTTCAACCGGGCTGCCGGCACGATCGCCATGGAGTTCTCGTCCTTTGGCGCAGGCAAGAGCAATGGTGTGCTGTTCATCCAGAAAACCAACGCGGCGCCGAGGCACCAGATCACCTATGGCTCGACCGGCATTGTCGGCGCCGCTGTGGTGAATGATCTCGATACTGTCGATGTAAGCGGCATCGGCCCGGCTGGCTCGGTTACCTCGGGCGCGGTCACCAAGA